ATTCTGGCCAGACCTTGCCGCATCACTTCGAGCCGCCACCCACCCAGCCTTGAAACTGTTCATGGTCCTGACAATGGCCACATCTTCCATCAGCACCTTCACGCTGGTAGGTGTCAGCACAATGTCGTCATTGGCCACAATGCACGATGACCAGTCCTTGAGCGCTGCCTCAATCACCTCGTTGTAGTCCTCGCCAAAGTTCCTTGGCTGGCCATAGATTTTGTAATCGGCCTCAAAGTTCTCTAACACCGACTCAGGGCCGCGCAGATAAACCGGACACTCTGGCGCGTATTGCTTGATCGACTCCAACAATACGGCCAGACCATGGCCTTTGACAGTGGCAATGACAATTGGACAAATCATTTTTTGGCCTTGTTTCTTGCAGATATTGCAGCCGCCTTGGCTTTGGCATCGGCTTTGGAGCTTGCACCCCATGCCTTCAATGACAGCAGCAGCCTAGTCGGCTCGCCACCCTTCATCTCAGGCCCAGGCATATTTCCCATGCGCGCCAAGAATGATGCGCGCCTTGGGTTGTCGCCAGACTTAACTGGCGCTTTCAAGTTCATGCCCTCGGCCTTCGCACTGGCACGGCCCTTGGCATTTAAGCCGCCCGATGGGCTTTTGCCCTCTTTACGCTGCCAAGCTGGTGTCTTCATTTCTTTGGCTTCTTTGCAGTCTTGGCCGCAGCCTTGAAGTCAGCAGCTGATGGCGCGCCTTTGCTACCTGGCTTGCGCATCTTCTCTTTGCTACCCGCCTTGATGCGCTCTTGCTTGGCGTTGATGTTTGCGTATAAACCTTGCTTCATGACATATCTCCATCTTGATAATCTTCACCATCTTGCTCACCCGTATTGGGACCACCTACCACCCATGCATCGCATGTTCTACTTGCCGCGCACTTGAAATCAAAAATTTCGCAGTAACCCAGATCGGCCAACTTGATCGTTCCCCATGGGTCAGCTTCCATGCCAATACCCTCTGCAATGCACTGCTTAATCTTGTCAGACACGTTAAATGCCGCGCAGTTACCGCATAGGCTTTTCTTGGCATCCTCGGCTGAGACATCCCACTGGTCTGCCTTCTTTTGCCAAAACGCGCTGTTTGGCAGTTTGGGATTCTCAGGACCATAGGCCGCGCTGGTGATTGCCTTGGCGCGGTTTTTCAGATTCAGCGTAATGTCTTGCGTGGGCATGGGGCAGTTTTCGCCTGCGCTCATGTCTTCGCCAGGCATCTTGTCCATGACTTGACTCATGGTGCGTTGCATGGTGGCCATTATTTCATCCCCTTTTTTGGTTTCTGTTTGATCTTGGCCTCAGACAATGCAATGGCAATTGCTTGCTGTGGATTCTTCACCACCTTACCAGTGCCACCGCTGTGGAGCTTGCCGGCTTTGTACTCACCCATCACCTTGCCGACCTTCTTTTGCGCTTTACTCATTGCCTTCATAGGTTTCCCCCATTGGTTTGTCAATACCCGAATTATGCAACCCGCACAAGGTTTCTGCGCAGGGGCTGAGACCACTTTCCTGATCCACTTGACCCGTACATCCCTGCCACCGCATCAGACGCAAACGTCAGGACAAAGGCATCGGCCTTGTCAGGGCTTGGCAGGCCGCGTCTTTTGATCTCGTCTTTCCCCTCGATGGCAATCTTGCCGTTTGAAGTGAATGAGTATCGTACTGTGGCCAGTTCAGCAATCAAGACCTCATCCTTTGGCATCTTGCAATCTCTGGCCTCAAGCCAAGCCCTTGCTTTGTACCAAAGCTCTGCCTTCAGATTCCTGTACGTTCCACCCATCGCGGGTGATTCACTGACATTGATTCCTCTGGCCGGTAGGCCCAGCTCCCGCAGCCGGTCCACCACCCCAGCGCCTAATCCAATAGAATCGACCAGAATCTCTTTGGGCTGCTGACTCGGTGGCAGCGCCTGGTACTCGGCCACCACCGCGCCAGTCAATTGCATCAAGTCTAAATTTTTCCATGTCCGGATATTCTCTGTCACCGCATTCCCTTGGCGCTTGCATAGGGCGCTTCGGTCTGATCCAAACCGCGCCACATCCAAGCCCCAGAGCATTGGCGCGTACTCACTTGGCGCCACATCCCGATTGACCGCGCTCTCAAGCAAGTCCATGGCAATCACAGTGTCATCATCCCCCTTGGGGAATTCACCGATCACCCTGATCCGGTAGACGTTACTTTCCTCGCCATAGCGCATGGCCATCTCTTTGACGTACTCATCACTCACTCGTGGCGAGTCAGTACACGCCACTTGGAATGTGGTCCACTCATCGGCCAGGCGCGTGTGGGTGTCGTAGAAAAACCCAGAGCTTCGCACCGGATTCCCCAATAACAGCGTCACCGCGTTGTGGCCAGACATCGAGCCAGCCGCCGCCTCAAACACTTGCTCTGGCACACCACTGGCCTCATCGGCCACCAGCATGACATTCTCTGAGTGAATACCTTGGAGCGCCTCTGGCTGCTCGGCCCGTGATGTCCTGGCCGAAATAAACATCTCAGTCGGTGCAGCATTGAATTCAATCCTCTCTTGCTTGACAGTCAGCAGTCCCTGCAAAGGCAAAGGCATCGCGTTGATCCACCTCTTTAGCTCGGCAAACATCGCGTCATAAAGCTGAGAGCTCGTTGGTGCAGTCACCACCACTTTCACTGGCGACCGCGTCATAAAGTACCAGAGCATGGCCCAGCTGCTTGCCGTACTCTTTCCCACCCCGTGGCCACTTCTGACACTTATCTTCCGATCCCCACGGGCAATCGCCCCAAGAAACTTCACTTGCCATGGGTCAGGGTCAACCCCCAGCACCTCTCGCACAAACAAAACGGGGTCCGGCTGATACCGGTCTACCCACTGAGCAAAGACGTTTTCTTTCACAAACCCCTCACTTGCTTTAGATTCCGACCCGTGATCCTATCGGTCCAGCATGATGCACACAACCACCTGGTCGCACTCATCTCAACCCCACCCTCTGGTGGCTTCTCAATCAAACAAGCATTACATCTCTGCAATTTATTCCCATGACAGTTGCCATTCAATCTGACCGGATTATTTACAAAATTACTTTTCATTGGATTCTAGTTATTTTATTATGTGGGTGCGTTAACCACTTATCACCTAATAATCTAATCGCTTTAATATATTGTTTCTGATTATGTCTATTCGTGCTACGCGGCACATAATCGACATTGAATAAATACCTGACTTTAGTTAATAACGTGATATTCATATTATCCCTACGATTTTGTTAATCTCGACCCAGACATGCAAAACAGTGCTGCCGTCTGGACTCATTAAGGTGCAGAAGACTTTGCCGTCTTTTTCCTCATCGCTGTCAATCACGATCCACTCTTGCCCTTTCAGTACCACTGTCGCTAGTTTAGATTTCATTCGTTTACTCCGTTGTTTGTGGAGTTGACATTTTTGCACAATTTGACTTAGTTGTTACTTTTTTAAAAAATTTTTTTTGTAGGTGTTTAGTGCCGCCACAGTCGCCCCCGCCAAGCCGGCCACGGGGGGGGTCGCGGCCACCGACCGCCAGCTGGCCACCACCGACTTGTCCCCAGATTTTGGCCAACTTTATCCACAGATTCCTGTGCATAAGTAGGTCTGTAATACTTTAATGCACTTAATTCTGTGGATAACGAGTTATCCACTTAACATAATGATCGTTGTATAAAGTGACTGAATCATTTGGTATTCGTTTATGCAGAATCGTCTGGTAGTACGACAGTGCGCTTGCGCAGTGCATCGAGCGCCATGCTTCCAAGGTCGATATTGACCAGGGGTTGCTGCTTGTCTGAGAACTCTTCAGAGAGCTTAGAGGCCAGCCAGGCGCGCCTGTCACAGCGTAGCTTGGCCAGCTGCACCTCTTGGATGGTGGCCGCGTCTGCAATGTCGATGGTTTGTTCTGCTAAACTTTGTGCTGCTCGCGTGCGTGCGCGTGCGTATGCGGCCTTGCGTGCCTCACCGCCTCTCTCGACCCATCTGTCAAACGTGGTGTTCCCCACCCCCAATACCTTGCACAGCGCGGAGATCGTGCCGCCACTGGCAATGAATTCAAGGATGGCATCTTCACCACCAAACTTGTGGATGGCCTTGTTAGCCACGCTGATCTCAGCTTTCTTTGCTTGAGCTGCCATGATATTCACAGCGCCTTGGTCGGCTATTTCAGCCAATGTGTTTCGTGCCATTCAAGTAATCCTCAATGATTTTGATTGCATCTGGCGCTGATCGTGAGACCAGGCACAGATATCCTTTTGCGTTTAACTGCAAACCCACAGAGCTTTGTTTGCCTGATACCACTCCGGCCTTGGTCTTCATCTCAATGAAAAGCCCGTGAAAGCCGTTTTTAGGCTCTAAGACGCACAGATCAGGCATCCCTGCTAAAACCCCTTCAGAATGCAATCTGACGCGCTCTGAAGCGCTTCTATCGCCTCCATTGGGTATTGCTGCAATGATGACCTCCGGATAGAACGCTCGAACGTGTTGCACCACCTTGACCTGGTCAATGTGTTCAATGCTTTTGCGCTTGCGCTTTATGTCAACCACCATGCCTCGGATTCTACTGCCGTGGCTTTGGTCTGGAACATGTGGCATCGGTGTTTGACATCGGTTGGGAATGCAGCCAGTCCCGTTTGGCTGCACTGATGTTCGGACCATGTGACTGTTGCCCATCCATTCCTAATCTTTGCCTGGTCAAACATCCACTGCAATGGCTTTGAGTTGACCTTCCTGTGCCTTTCCATCTGCTCGGCTGGCATGGATTGCTTCATGTCCACTTCTACCGCTTTACTGCACTGGTGGCAGAAAACGCGCTCATCTTCGACCCATTTATCAGATTGTGGATAACCTGTGGATAACTGTTCAACTTGTTGGACCATTGCTTTTCTCCAAAAAGGGTCAAAAGTAAACCGGTATGACCAAAGGAAATCTACCGGTTTACCTGTTTACTTTTCACTATCCCAAAACTGACCAGATTGGCCTGTGGATAAGTGGGTCTTCGACCCCCACTTATACCAACAGACCTGCCATTATCTAAACCGGTATACCGCTTTACTACCGGTTTACTACCGGTTTACCGGTTTACTTTATTTGAACCCATCCGCTGTCTGCTTGGCCCATTGCAAAGCGCTGGAATATGGCCGCGCTGACGGCCTTTCTTGCATAGCTTTGGTCGGCCATTGGCACGGCCTGATAGATGTCAGCCCACTCCAGCTGGTGCATTGATTGCAGTTCTTTTGGGACACTTGGCCGCCCTGACCCTCTTCGCATAATGACCGCGCCTTTGGCGTTGATGATGGACTGGACAAAGTTGCAGGCAGCGTCACACGCATCTTGGACTTGTTGCTGCTTTTTGTCGTTCTGCCGGTCGTTGGCTGCCTGCCTTCGGTCATCTTCCGAGGACATGGCTGGCACGACCAGCAGCACCATCTGCTCTTGGATATCCCCGTCTTCATCCAGCACAGTGTCGGCAAAGACATCACTTTGGAATTTAATTTCTCTGAAGTTGGGCTGGTAACGGGTTTTGACCAGACGCATATATCGGGTCTTGGTCTCATCTTCAAACAAAATTCCCGTGAGAGTTGCATCACCTGTGAATGCAGAAGCTCCACGGGCTGTGGCATCTGAGTCTGACTTTGATATGGTCTTGTTGGTGTGGGTAATGATGCAGACTGGCGTGTCCAGTTGGATGTAGATGGTCTGCTTTAAGGCGGCAATATATGCACCCACTTCTGAGTTGTCATTCTCATTATCAATATCCATTGTCGCGTTTGCAGTATCTAATACCAATAATGGCCGGACATTATCTATTGTGTGGTGAATCACATTATGTGCGAGCATGAGTAAATCTTTAACATTAGATCTCTTGGCATCGATGATGACAAACCAGTCTGATAATGCATTGGCACTAATCCCATAATGCCGCGCATAGCCTGTCAGGGTTCTTTCGACTTGGTCCGAGTCTTCAGTGACTATGATTGTTTTGCGTTTCTTGGTGGCAGTGAGTTCGCAGTCTTTGGCCTTTAGACCGGCCATGACCATGCACAGACTGATGACTGCTGTGGTCTTGCCAATGCCAGGCTGACCGGCCAGCACCATGAAACTATGCGCCCAAAAGCCTTTGACCATGTAGCGGATGGGTCTGATCTGGCCAATGGATAGCTGGCGTTCTGGCCAGCCTTTGGTCTCTTTTTGCGCTTCAGTTTGCGCTTCAGTTTGGCCAATCACAGCTGCAAAGTCTTCAACCGCTGACTTGCGCTCGGCCTGTTTGGTTGGAGCTTCCCACCCGCAGTCCTTGGCGTGCTTGAACAGTGTGCCAATGCCAACACCTTTACCTTGGTGAAAGCTCTTCCAGTGGACTTCAATGTCTTTCGTGCCTTCGTATTTGATCCCACCTTGGGACCATGTATCCCATAAGCTACAACCTTGCTCTCCAAATTCTGAATGCAGAGCCTGACCGATCTCAATCCACTGGTCATAGTCACAGTCTGGGCTAATGTGCTGCAAAGCCTGCGCAGCCTTGGCCATTTCATCTGGCGCGCCTTTGGACAACATAGTTGTGAAGTCAAATGGTTTTGTAGCTACAACTTGCGGCTTTGGCTCTTGCAGCTGATGCTGCTCAATGATGCCCCAGTCCATTAACAATTCATGCAAATTGACGGCCTCTTGGAATTCACCGACCAATTGCTTGCCACTGAGTAAGACTGACTTGCCGGCACTGTTTGGCAGGCCAAATACCTCAAGCTCTTGGCCACCACCGAGTTTGTACTTCGGCAGCACTTGGTCAGATTCTTTGGGTGGTTGGACCCACAAGAAGACATGACGACCACGGCCTGAGACAGAAACCTCGGTCAGCATCTGCTTTTGTTTCACATACTTGGCCATGCGCTGAATGGCCACATTGGTGGGTCCTGATGCGTGCTTCATGTCCACATCAAGGCAAACCAAATAGTTCCCTGATGGGCTGATGATGGGGCGCTGCTGGACTAAGCCAAGATATTGGCCATGTGGGGCCTCTTCCATGGTCCAGACATCTTCAGCGCTGTACAGATCGCTTGGGTCTGTATCCCGTGCCACACCTTGGCCAGATCGCTTGTAGGGGATTTTTTTGGAGCCTTGCAGGGCAAAGGTGCAGAAGACGGCATCGGGGGCCACAGCGCCTATTTTGCAGGCGACAGACTGGGACTGAGAGAACGTGTCGTTTTGGGGTGTTTCAGTTATGATTGGCACTGAAATTCCTTTTGTTGGGGGTTTCATTTGTTAGTTGCCATGAGAGTTGACCTTTAGCCTGGTAGCGTTTACGCGCTATCAGGCTTTTCTTTTGGCAGGGATGTGAATTCTATTCCTTCGCCTTTTCTTTGACTAGAGAAGATGCAGCCACCTTCTCACCGACTAGGTCTTCGCTGACCTCGACACCAAGTTTTAAGACTGCACTGGGCGACTTCAGCTCCCAGACCTTCAAGTTGTCTTTGAATGCTTCCATGACCAGCGCCTCGTCTTTCCAAAATTTTGTTTTACGGCCTGCGCGCATGGTCCAGCCGGAAATGGCCGCGCCATTGGTCAATTGCTCTTTGGCAGCAGCCTGCACTGCATCGGCCCATGCGGCCATCAGGACTGCGTTGTCTAGCATCTCAGGGGTAACAGTCATGTCAGGCTTGAAATCGCTTCTAGCGACCTCTTGGACCTTCTCACGCATACTGGGGCAAATGGTCTTGGCCTTGCAGTACCGGCAGGCATCGGGGCTTGGTCTTGTGGGTGCATCGCCTGAAAGCGCCAGCTCGGCTGCCGACAGTAATCGCCTGCCATGCAGCTCTAAGTAGTTGCCAGACACTGTCCACTTGCTGTGGCCAACACGCGGCTGGAATATGTGCATGGTGCATTCGATGGTGTTTGGGGCTTTGAATTGACGCATCGCACCAAGGGCATAGGTCAGCAGCTGCTTGTTGTCTGTGGCATCCACGGCCACTCGGCCCGTCTTCAGATCAATGACATGAAGATGATTGCCATCAACTAGGACTGCATCGGCTGTGCCACCAAGCGCTGGGTGCAGAGACTTCAAGCCCTCATCGAGATTGACCTCGATCAGCTTTTTTCGGGGATTCTCGACCAAGTTGTTGACAAAGTCGGCATAGCTTTGGGCCATAGACAGGTGATCTGGGTCAGTGCCAGCTGGCACTTCTTTGCCAGACAGAATGATCTCAGACAGCTCATGGATGGCAGTGCCAATGGCAGCCGCCTCGCCTGCTGGCTCCCATGGCATGAGGGATTCGAGGCGATAACTGCCTGGGCATTGCATGAATCTGTCTGTGCGTGATGCTGAGAGGCGAGCGTGTTTTCTGGTTTCGTGTTGCATGGTTTCTCCTGGTTAAATAATTTGATTGACAACATTGAGCTTCTTTAGGACCTTGGCCAGCACATTGTGGTCTAGGCTTGCTTTGATGGTCAGAATGTAGATGACGGGTGGAATGCCTGACTTGTTGATGTTCTCCACTCGGCTGGATGCCTGCTCCAGTGCTGATGTGGACCAAGTGCATTCAACAAAGACAATCGTGTCGGCAGCGGATAGGTCCACACCTTCAGACATGGCGGCAATATTCCCGATGATGCATTTGGTCTGGCCGGACTGAAAGTCTGCAATGGCTTTGTCGCGCTTGGCCCGTGACGTTTCACCCGTAATAACTACGGGTTTGTGAACAAATAAGAGTTTCTCCAGCTCGGCCACCACATCCTTATGGTGCGCAAAGACCACCACCGGCTCATTAGCCTGGAGCAAGTCATCAATGAATTCACTGGCCGCCTTGACCTTGCGCATACCGGCTTCCCGCATGATCTCTGCCAAGCCTTCAAAGGCCATCAAGGCATTGGGGTTGGCCATCAAGGCATCGGCATCAAACGATTGCTCCCGCTTGTCATTTGGCAGATCAAAGGTGATCAGTGAGACCTGTGGGTCTTTGTAGTCTTTGAAAATGTTTTCTTTTTTGCGTCTCAGCACATGGGGCAGCATGAGCGCCTTAAGTTCTGGCAAGTTACTGGCCCCAGAGGCATCCATGCCCCATGGTGCAGAAAAAAGTCGGGCATATCTGGCCGCAAAGTCGTACCAGCCGCCTCTATAGATACCAAGGCCGTGCAAGATGGGCCACAGCTCAATCGGCCTATTTGGAATTGGTGTGCCAGATAATGCATAGACATGGCCTACTTTCTTCATGGCCAGCATTGCAGCCTTCGTTCTTTGGGCCTTTGGATTCTTGATTCTGTGGCACTCATCCAAAACTAGGGTCTTATATCTGTCCACTTGCGTAACACCATACTGCAACACATCGTAGTTGATGATGGTGACATCGGCTGAATTTACCTCTGAAGCCTCATGTTTCCCATTAACCACATGGACTGAGACGTTGGGGGCCAGCCTAGCAAATGCAGACTCCCAAACTGTCTTAGCGATAGCTGGGCAAACGATCAGGGCTGGGAGGTTTTCAAGTGCAGCAGCTGCTGTGGGGAGAGTCTTACCAACACGGGGCTGGTCGGCCAGTATGGCCCTGCGCCTGGACAGTAAGAAGAGCTTGGCCTCTTGCTGATGGGGGAATAACTGCATGATCGTTTCCTCGTTTTAAGTTGTTGCGATCATATCTGCATTTGTGCTAAAGTGCAATTTCTGCAATCGCAGAAAACGATTTAATCGTTAAAACGTGTAAACCTTAAAAGGAAAAAACCATGACCAGAGTCGTAACCGGCAAAGTTCGTTTCTCATATTTCTCAGCATTGACTGCTCGCAAGAATGAGATGAACGGCAAAGAAGAGTTCTCTACTCAAGTGCTTGTCCCCAAGACAGACCTTGACACTGTGAACCAATTGAAAGCGGCAGCCAAGGCCGCATTGACCGCCAAATTTGGGGACAAAATCCCAAAGACTGTGCGCAATCCCTTGCGTGATGGCGATACAGAAGTCAAATCAGATGGATCACCACTGGGGCCAGAGTATGCAGGGCATTACTTTTTCAATACCAAAAGCACCAACAAGCCTGGTGCAGTGGATGCCCATGGCCATGACATTCTTGGATCACAAGATATTGTCTCTGGCGACTATGGCCGCGTGTCTTTGAATGCTTATGCTTATGACCAGGCAGGCAACAAAGGCGTGTCGTATGGTTTGAACAACATCATGCTTTTGTCTAAGGGTGACTCGCTGGGTGGTGCAAAGCCATCGGCTGCCAGTGACTTTGGCGTGGTGGCCGGTAAGAGCGCGCCAGCTGCTGCCGAGTCAGTCGATAACGACTGGTGATTTGTCGATCAGTTTATTAAGCGCCAAGTGCAATTGATTGACTGATGTCCACAGAGGCTCCACAGTTCCAGACAGCCACCGGCTTACCTGGGACTGTTGGATGCCAGCCTCATCGCACACCGCAGACATGGTTATCTTGTGAGCCTTGGCCCTTGCGCGTATTGTGTGAATTGATTCCATGAGCGCATTCTAATTGCGGTATATGTAAAAAAACAACATGGACAGAATTACTTCTTGCAAGATAATTTAATTGTGTCTACCATTGTTACACCTATTCAACTTAAACGAAAGAAACCTATGAAACCCTCAAACGAAACCCTCATGGATTTGTTGACCGCCTTGGCCATTGGCGTTGGCTTGGCTGCACTCTTGGTGGCATGGTGGTCAGCGTGAAATACAATCCAACCCCATTTTGCCCTGTGGACCTTTTGCTGTTTGTCTGCTGCATTGAAGATGTTGAACTGGTTTGCTTCTTGGAATACAGCCCAGAAGAAAAGGGATCAGTTGATTCTTATGGCGCACCTTATGAGCCAAATATTGATGAGTGCATGACGCTGAATAACGCATACATCGCTGGCACTGATGTGGATATTGCCCACATGATTTTGCAAAGCATGGTGGACCACATTGAGGTGACTGCGCTGGAGAAGTTTAAGGATGGTGATGAATGAGCTGGCTCTTTTCGCAGGCGCTGGTGGTGGAATACTTGGGGGAAAACTTCTCGGATGGCGCACAGTCTGCGCAGTCGAATGGGAGCCATACCCAGCAAGCGTATTGTGCGCCAGACAAAATGACGGCATTCTTGCGCCTTTCCCGATTTGGGATGACGTACAAACCTTTGACGGCCACCCATGGCGAGGCATTGTTGATGTCGTATCTGGCGGCTTTCCCTGCCAAGACATCTCAGCCGCGGGGGGGGGGGCTGGAATTGATGGTGCAAAAAGCTCAATGTGGAAACACATGGCCAGAATCATTAGCGAAGTGGGACCAAGATTCGTGTTCGTGGAAAACAGCCCAATGCTCACTTCTCGGGGACTTGGAGTTGTTCTCGGGGACTTGGCCCAAATGGGGTTTGATGCGAAATGGGGAGTCTTGGGCGCAGACCTCACTGGTGCAGCGCATAGGCGGGACAGAATTTGGCTGGTTGCCTACGCCAACAGCATCCGACTGGATGACTGGGAAAGTGAATGGAATCGAACACCGAAACAGAAGATTCATTCGGACCAGTCTGACAAGTGGGACAGAATTTGGAGCAAATCTAAGGGATGCGTTTCGTTTGATGACTGGAAAAGCCTTGCCACCGAATTTCTCAGAATGGATGATGGGATGGCCAATAGGATGGACCGACTTAAAGCCATTGGAAATGGACAAGTGCCAGTAGTGGCAGAAAAAGCATGGAAAACATTAAATGAATCAAGACCTACCCCCCGCCATCGATGCCTGCCTCGACCTAATCAATGACTTACTTCACCCAGAAGTCTTTGGCCATGCAATCCCCAATGAAGTTAAAACCCGTGCATTCGTTGTCAAAACAATGCTGGAGCGTTTGAAAACCCGAATGGAGACCGACACATGGCCAGAGGCTTGAAACCCCGTGTAGGCCCTGCCATTGAGGCGGCACTACAAAAGAAAGGCAATCTGTCAGACCTTGATCTGGCCAAGATTTGTTTTTGTGCCAGACGCAGTGCAGCCAGAGAGTTGTTTGACCTTCACTGCAATGAATTGGTATATATCAGTGGATATACCAGAGTCAGCAACAATGGCCAGTGGCGGCCTCTGTGGTCTTGGGGTGATGAAGAAGATGCCATTGCACCTGGTCCCGTGCCAGGCGCTGATCGGATTCGGAAATACCGCGACAAAAAGAGTGCAGACGATAAAGACTTTGACGCTGCCAGACGCAGGCAGCAAAGACGGGTTGTGAAACGCGACCCACTTGTGGCCGCGTTTTTTGGGTCTTAGTTATGGTGCTGGGTTATCACTCAGCATTCCACCGATCTGTCCAGCGCCTCGGCCTGCAACACCAGCAGCCCTTGCGCGAGACTCGTTCAGTTTCCTGATAATTTCGGCCAGCTGGTCCAATTGCTTCGGATCACGCGAAAGCAAAATCTTTCCAATTTCATTTCGCACGGCCTCTGGTGTTTGAGTCTGACGGGCCAGATTGGCAGCGCTTGTGACAATGGCAGCAGGGTTTAAAGATGCCAGCGCGCCAGCTGTTTGGACCACTGGTGCAACATCAAGATCAGCCTGTCCGGCCAATCTAGCAGCAGTTTGTGAACCACGGCCAGCTGATTCCAGTTTTTTAAGTTGCTCTTCTTTCAGCACAGTCGCTGTGTATGCCTTGTAGTCATCGCCAAATGCAGCCTTTAATCGGGCTTGAGTTGCAGGCTCTTTGTAAAACTTGAGCAATGATGTTTGACCAGCCTCTGTGCCGGTCTTTTCACGCAAACCTTGCAACACGCCAATTCTGAATGCGTCAATCTCTGATGGAGCCATTCCCCTTGTGGCTTGCTGAATGTCCAGAATGTCGCCCTTCATCACACTCCTACCAATTTCAGCAGCATCCATCATTTGGGATGGTCCGGCCCATGTCTTCATGGCCAATGTATATGCAGACTGGTTTCCCACCTTGGGTGACTTAGCCTCAAGCACACTAACTAATTTCTTACGCACCTCATCGTATGCATTGGCTTGTGAATTTTGTCCGGCTTTTCTCAATTCTTTTGATGCGTCATATAAAGATTGCTTCAACGTATCTAAGACATTCATTGGCACTTGCTCACCATACTTGAGCTTTGACAAGTCAATTGTTTGGCCAGTCTTCGTCTGAAATAACAATTCAGAAGCACCTTGAACACCTTTAGATTTATTAAATACATCAGTTAAAGAATTGTCAACTTGCAAAACCGCTTTATCTATGGCCGCATAGTAGGGGCGTGAGTCAGCAAACCTTTGAGCATTGAAATTATCCAAAGTCTGTAAAAACTGAGCGCCACCAGTTCCAAGTGTTTCGTCAGCACCAGTCATCAACCGACCAGCACGGCCAACTTGGCGTTCACGAATGGCACGCTCTGTAGCAGCTGCCGTTGTGCCAGGCAATGTGGCCTGCACATCAAGCAAGTTACGCATTGACTTGTCACCCACATCGGCAATTCGAGCCTCTGGGCCTAACTTCAAAAGTCTGGCTTGCGCTCTGCTCAATGCGCTTTCACCTGTCAGTGGTGCTGGCACATCACGAATCAAAGCCTCTGCCACCTTTTGCCCAGCATAAGTATTGGCAGAAGTGGGAGACACACGCGCCATGACCTGACGGCCACCAGCGCCAAGCACACTCATTACTGGTTGCGAGACAACACCAAGGCCGCCACTTATCAATGCACTTTTGCCTGCCTCTTTCAGCATCTCTATTGCGTCATCTTCGTATGAGCCACCAAGACCGCTGACAAACCCGTAGCCAGCGCCAGAGCCTCCGGCTTGGGCCGTGCGCTGACCTAAACCCATTACTTTGCCAGCAGTAGGTGCGGTGGTCATGTATCTGCCTGCCGCTTGAATTGATGGTGCAACACTTGGTGCGACCCGTTGAATTGCAGGCAATGTAGCGCCACCAACATTTCTGACGATAGTGCTAGGCAAGTTGCCAAGGACTAGGGGCAAACTAGCCACCAGTTGGCCACCGGCTGCTTTGTATGGGGATTCTTGCTCGTAAGACTCGGCAGCACCGCGCATGATGTCTAGGCCTTGCGTATAGGCTTCAGACAGTGGGATGCCCTGCTCAAGCGCTGCAAATGGAGCGCCAACAGCTCCCACAATTCTAGGGAATGTGTTGAATGTCGGGCCTTTCATGGCGCTGACAAATCCGCGAAATGCCGTTGGCAGTTCTGTGCCTTCTCGATAAGCCGGAGACTGGCCCAAGAATTTTAGGATTTCGCCTGGCTTGTATTGACCCTCAAGAGCTGCCGTGACTTGTGGTCCGACAGTAGGCAATTGAGCTAAAAACTGGATGATCTCATCATCCTTGTAACCGGCCTTCTGTGCTTCTTTGATTTTCTCTTTAATGCCATCCATGATCAAACTCCTGGTGTTCCAAAGATATTGTTAAGGGATGGTCTTGCTGCACCACCACCGCCACCGCCCTGCACTGGCGGCACAGCGCCACTCATAGTGCCAGCAGATATCCTTGCGGCTTCCATCAAGTTTTTGCGTCGTAATTCTTTTTCTGCAATTGTTGCTGCATCATCGCCAAATTTCGGGAAATAGCTTTGCATTGCACCCTTTAACTGGAATTCTGTATAGGCAGCGCCAGTGGCCAGTGTCAATGCCGCATCCAAGAAATCAAGTTGCGCGTCTTCTACCCTCTTACGCTCTTCTGGTAATCCGACCCTTGGGGTTATTGAAGTGAAAAAGCCTGGCATTCCTGGTTTGCCTTGATCCATTTGCGTTTGAGCAAGTTGCATCCTAGAAAGCAATGTTGCCGCCTTGCGCTCACCCTCTGTCGGCTTACCGCCAGAGACACCTTTAAGTTGTTCACCGCCAGCGCCCATAATTGGCACAGTAGCACCAGGTACTTTTGGCACATAGACCAAACCTTCTGGCGTTTCTTTGATGTCAAAAGCGCCACGCAAAAATTCTTGCTGACGCAGTGCCAAGCCACCTTGGGCCACACCTAAATTGGCTCTGGCAACACCAAGGTTGGCAATCTCACTTGGTGTCATCGTTTGGGCAAATGTTTCTCCACCTTTTAATGAAGACTTGTTAACAGCCACAGTCTGACCGCCAAGGTTTGTCAAAACAACATCACGTTTTGGACCATAGCCAGTCATTGTCTTAGTTGTGCCATCTTTGTATTGCTGGACCAATATGGGGTTGCCTTTAGGGTCAGTTACCTCAAATGGTTGGCCAATAACTTCAGCCCTTGGGTTGAGTTCTTTGGCAATGTCCATGTATCTTTTCGCATCTTCAGCCTTGCCTGCACTTGTTGATATTTGCGCGGCTCTGCGATATTGTGAAGCCAATATTTCATCAGCAGATGGTGGCTGAATGGTTGCAGCCAGTTCAGCGCGAGCCACTTTGGGGCCAAATGGACCAGCTTCAGAAACTGGGGCCATCAATGCTTGTTGCTCTGGTGACAAGGCTGTAGGTGGTGCTGCAAATACACCAGCAATTTGTTTTTGTAAATCTTGAGCGCTTTTAGCTTCTTGGAGTTTTGCATTCAAAAGCAAATCTTGAAAAGAACTGGCACGGCCTTTCTCATAAGCGCCTTGACCAGCCTGCAAAGCTCCACCAAGTGCTTGGCCCAAGCTGATTGGCACTGCACTTCGGCCACTGGCTTGCAATAGTGCAGCGGCTGCTGACAGTGTCGCATTACGGCCTAAGAGCTTGCGTTGGTCTTCTGACAGCAATGCGTCAAGACCCGTTGGCACACCACCACCGCCAAATATATTGCCTAAACTTGCAAAATCAAATTGAGTAGCCATATTTCCACCTTAATCCAATAAACCTTTGAGACGGGTATTGACCACATCGCCTCTGCTCATCATGTTAGTTGATCCTGTATCTGGTGCAAGCAAAGATGCAGCCCTCATGGCCCGTCTTTCTTGACCAGGCTTGATGGCCAGTTCTGCCACCGGAGTTCCAGCTCGATCCATGGCCACCGCCACATTGTCAAAGCCCTTGGCCTGATCGTATGCATAGCCAAACAGTGCCATGCCCACATCTTTCTCAGACCCTTGGTCAATGATCCTGACCTTTGCAGGGTCACTGGTGATCACAATGCCTCGGCTTGTCTGGGCCACTGTTAACCCATCAGGGATGCGAGATGGCATCGGTGATCCAGGCGTGATCAGGATGGTGTCACGCTTGCTTGATGGATCAAGCAAAGCCATCAGCTGCGCATCAGCGTAGCGTTGTGGCTCTGGTGTCGGGGTGTTGGGCATATTAGATCAGACCAAGCAATGCACCAAGTCCAGCGCCACCGGCAGCTGTCAATCCAGTTGCTGAAGCAATTGCCGGAATGCCAGCTAATTGCGATCCAGCCAATGCACCACCAAGAATGCCAGCACCGACATTCTGGCTGTATGGAGTCTGAGCCACCATCCCAAGATTGGCAGGCTGCGCACCGAGTGAAGACTGGACCACACCAAGACGCTGCAAACCAATGTTGCGGATTGCATCCATTTGTTGCTGGTCCAGAGCCTGACGCGCACCGCCAGCGCCCATGACAGCTTGAGCGCCACTAAGACGCAATGCTTGTTGCTGTGCAGCCAAATTACCTAGTTGGCTTGCACCGCCTAGCCTTAATTGCGCACCTTGCAAGCCTGCTTGCTGATTGGCAATGTCGGCTGCTGATCTGCGAGCAATGTCAGCCTGCTGCGCGGCCATAGCCTGATTGAATGCCTGCTCGTTTAATGTTGTGCCTAATGTGGCGGCCTGCTTGGCAAACCCTTGGTTAGTCAAAGCCTCGGCCACACCTTGGCGTGATCCACCAAATGCTCGCGCAGCGTTTGCGCGCTCACCGGTCTGCTGAATAGCAGCGCGTCTTGCAGACTCCAAATCACCCAATGCGTTTTCACGCACCATGCTTGTATAAGGATTCATGTAACTGCCAATTGATCCTGGTCCAGTCATGCCTAGATTGGTTTGCTGCGCTGTGATCTGACCAGGTTGATAGACACCGCCATACGCGGCCATTTGGGCGGCCAAGTCAGTGCCAGTGATGCCTGGGCCAGCGAGGGCCGTGTTGACCAGAGCTTCCTCGCCTGCCTGATACAAAGGGTTGTAGCCAGCAAACTGCTGAGTCGGCAAAGCGCCAGCGACCCCTTGGGCCTGCTGAAAGTTCGCCAAGAATGCTTCTTTGATTTGCGGATCAATAGAGCTTGTTGAGGTTGATGTTCCACCTTTTGACATATTGCCACCTTATCCGAGTAAAGATTTCATTTTCTTGGCAGACACTTTGCCTTCGTTGATCATGCCCAAGAGTCCACGGCCATACTTATCGACTGAAGACTTCTTGATCACATATTCGCCCATATCAAGATTGACAGCGCCATCATCTGGACCAGGAGGGTTTGCACCAAACATTAGGCCACCATGGACCATGCCGCCTTTGGCCATGCCACCAGTGCTGCTTTGCTCAAGTCCTGTTTGCGTTGCTGCTGCCGTTGCTGCTGCCGTATCTGCTGCCGCAGCCCTTGCCGCATTACCAGCCGCAATTTGCTCATACAGTGCTGGGTCATAGCCACCCATGCTCAGATTGCCCACTACGCCAGCGTAGGGGTTGCCCACTGGTCTCATCTGGCCCATGATCTGTGAATACGGGGATGCACCACCAGCTGTCACAGCAGGGTTGTATTGAGAGCCAATGGGGATTGACTGGTAATTGTTGAAGTTTTGGGCAAACCCTTGTGTGGCATTTGAAAATGGTGCAGTCGCATTGAATCGAGTCTGCACATCATTTTGCGACACACCAGTCAGATTGGCCACTTGACTGTTTGTAATGCCAAGACGATTCATCTCAGCTGCAATCTGCCTGTCAGTCAAGCCTGGTGTTTGCAGAAAGGTCGTAAATGCTGGCATATTGTTGACGGGTGGTGGAGTCACCACGGGTGGCCTGACCACAGCGGGTGGAGTTACCACGGGTGGTGGAGTTACCACTGGGGGTCTGACCACCGCGGGTGGAGTTACCACCGCGGGTGGAATCACCACGGGTGCAGCGGCAGTCAATCTGGACTGAATATCTGCCACTGGCACACCAGTCAGTTGTGACACCTCTTGGGGTGTGACACCCAAACGGCCAATTTCAGCTGCAATCTGCTGGTCAGTTAAATTAGGGGTTTGCAAGTAATTGAACAATTGCTGCGTAGGGGCTGCCACTGGTGCGACAGCAGTCAATCTAGACTGCACATCTGCCACTGGTACACCAGTCAGCTGCGACACCTCTTGAGCTGTAACACCCAAACGGCCAATCTCAGCTGCAATCTGCTGGTCCGTCAGACCAGGGGTTTGTAAGTAATTAAAGAGTTCGTCAACACGCGCCATATTTATCCCCTAAAGTTCCTTTGCCATTACAGACCATTGTGAACTGTAACCTTCGTCTTTCAAAAATGTCTTTGACCAGCCTCTTCGGCCTGCCAAGGTCACTCTGGTGCAGCCGACAGACTTGCCCCAGGATTCGATCAATGGTCTCATCCGTGAGAGTTCATCTAGGTCGCCACCAGCCAGAAAATAGTGCAAATTCTTTAGCCTGGGATAGACAATGATCTCTGTCAATACCACCGAGTCCTTGGCCGGCCACAGCTGTAATCTGTGACCCTCGACCATCTCAGCGACATCGTCAAAATTATGTGTGCCTCCACTGTATTCTAAGGCAGCCTCCACATGGTGGCGTAGCCTGTCCAAATGTTCTTGGTCACTCATCGCTTGCCACTTGGGACTGCATCAAGCCGCATCACCCCAATTCGCCAGTCGGCCAAAGTGTTGCCAGTCACCTTCATGTTGACTTGGCGCGCTGCAAACCGGACATCGGTCGGGTTGGCTGCCGTGTATGGTCCAAATGTGGATTGTGTGCCAGTCGGGTAATTGCGGGTTTTGAATGAAACCACCGCCTCACCCAGAGTCTGCTCGTCTGGGACAACTTGCCTGACAGACATGATGTTGTCGCCATTGCCCAATTGCACTGGCCCAGACTCGGCATAGAGACTGGCGCTGTCATAAGCAAAACCGACTTCATGCTCATAGATAAACCCGTCAGTTGAAACTGCCAAGGGGTTGGCAAACACGCCAGCATCAGTGCCAGCAGTTCTGGCCAATGTGCCTATGTTCCAGTGGTTTTCTCTGTAATTGAAAGTGACATAGCTGTCATTTTCATTACTTGCACTGCTTGGGTAATACCACCAGATTTCACCAAATTTACTGTTATGGACCGCATAGACTTTGGATGCCTGGTTAAAGTTGATATTGCCAAAGACATAGTCCGACACATCGCTTGGCAGTGGCTTGACATATCCGTCATAAATCCAAAAGCCAGACTTGCTCATCCAAATGGCAGCAGTGTCAATGGCAGCCACAGACTGGGCTGAAATGAGACCGCAGCCAGAGCCAGCCTTCTCAAAGCCATAGACAAATGGCGCGCCAACATATTGCGCTGTATGCACATCCACATCTGTAAACAGTAGATTGACACCCTTAACGCGCTTACCGGCCAAAAGTGTGCCAGGCGTGGCCAGCTCATAGTCGCCTGCCTGATTGTCGCCAGCTGGTGTCCAAAGGGTATTGTTCTCTTGGTCGCACCACTGCACTTTGCGTGGGTTTCCACCAGCGCCAAGGGCAAACAGAATTCGCTCGGCAGTCACCAAAATAGCCTTGTTACTCGTTGGGGCATTGGTAATTGCTGCTGCCAATGTGGGCGTTGTGAAGCCCAATTGCCACTCATATATTTTGCCATCGGCATTGGAGCAAGCAATCAAATACTCGCCCCATGTGTCCATGGACCATGTGGTGGCTGGGGTGATCAAGCCAGTGTCTGGCCGTGCCGTGCCATAGGCCAGAGTGCCATAGGTGCTGTAGCCATAGCCGGTCTTTGACAATGAATCCGCAATGCCAGCTGTAAAGCCAGTGGGCGTGATTTCTTTGAGTGTCCCAGCCTCATTCATGGCATAGAGCTTTGTGTGCGTTCCAGCAGCAATCCATCGGTTGGCACTGTTATCGCGCCAAGTGATGAAGCCTCGGCACAGACCAGACATCTGGCCAGAAGCTCGTTTTCTCCAGCCACCCATGGGCCGCAGAGTGTTCTCGTACCAGCGCACAAGGTTTGCGTCATACCACCGGCCTGCTGCCTGGTACTCAGTGCCGTTTCTGTAAATGCCTGGGGGTAATTTGAGTGGTAAGTACATGGCTATATTGTTGGTAAGTTGGACACAAAGCTCATTGTGACAATGGCTGATGGTACTGCTGGGCGTGTTGGGCTTGCACTAGCGGCATATTGCTCAATAGTGACACCGACATCAGTTGGCCTCCACATGATCTCAACATAATCAGTTGCATTCAAGCTCACAAAGTAGTTTATGGCTGCAATGGTGTGATAAGGATCTCCAGCACCTTTTCTTGGTGCAAATCCAAATCTGCTGTTTGAGTTAGCCACATTTGTACCATTGACCCGAAACCAAACATCGACATCTTGAGACGAATTTGTCGTATTTGTAAACTGAATGGAAAACTGCAAGTTCCAGATTCCGGCATCGGCCACAGTGATCCGAGAGTTGCTGGCTATTGTCACGCCATTGGAAAAGTCTGTCGTGTTGAATGTGACCGCATAGGCCGTGGTGGTGTTGGCAGCCACTTGGTCGGTTGAGTCTTGAAAAGCCCCATGGGGGTTATTCATAAACTTACCGCCCTTTGGTCCAAACAAAGACCCCAGCACTGTGGTCAGTTTTCTGAAGTAATTGTTTAAAGCGCCATAGTTCTCATTTAAGTGCCTGCGCTCATACGCCTCTGGCGGGAAACCCAGACTCGGTATAGATGGGGACTCTAATTGTTGCTTGACATTGGCCATGGCTTGATTTTGCCCTAAACAGCCCCCAATGGATAAGACTTTTCATTGACACAAAATCGGACTACGATAATTTTGCAGCAATCGGCTGCTTTAACTGGGGAATGTCATGAAATTTGAAATGGAATTAGGTTTTCACGAAAGTGAGAAAATTACGATTGAAACGTGGGATTTCGACAAAATTGAGATCATCAAAGATTTCATTGCTTTTCAAGAAGAACACGGCTGGGCAGTTGAATATGAAGCAATTGACCTTGATGAAGAAGAATTTGAAGACACTGAAGAAGAAGAAACCACAGAAGTTTGATTCCTGATGGGGCTTACTTGGCCATCAAGTACAGCCCCACATTTGAAAATGCGTAGCCTGCATAGACCACTGCCATAGATGGATTGCCTCTGTAGAGCTGTTCAGCAGCAATGTAGGCATAGATCGCGCCAGTCAGAATGATCAGCCAGGCGCTCAAAATGCACCTACATCGATGACCTCACCCCTAAACTGGACCATGTCTTCGTCAAATTTATGGACCAGCTCTGGCCATAAAAGTGTTCCATTAAAGAAGTTCAAAATCGCAAAGCCTGATCTGTGGTTGTTAGGATTTATCTCAGCATAAGTAAATTGTGGGCCATCAGTCTCAGCAAGTGTTCCAGTATCTACTCCGTATCTACACCCGTTATAGTCACTGAATGGCGTGACTTTTAATGAATGCAAATGACCGGTTATTATGCTGACACCAGCGTTGACAGTGTTGTTGTGGGTGGCATGAATTCCCCCCTTGTATCGGTGTTTGATGATGCACTGCTCAGTGGGCCACACTGCCCAGCAGAAGTCCCAGTCTGGGATGTGGTCTGTGAGCTTAAAGCCTTTGACCTCTTTGAATTGTGGCGCGTGCTGGGCCAGTCGGTTGCCAAACCGAATGTCATGATTGCCCCATGTGAAGAGGAGCTTTACATTGTGCCTGGCTGCCTTGGCCACTTCCTCGATCTCACCCAACGCACCTTGCGTAGCTTTGAGTTCTTGGATGACAGAAGTTTGTGGTTGGTCAGTTACATCGTGGCGGCTTATGGTAGACCCATCAAACGCATCCCCGTTACAGATTATCGCTTTGGGCTTGAATTCTTGGATGGCCCACAGTAATCCTTTAAAGGCCGTGGACCTTTGACCAGGTATAAAGTGCGCGTCAGAGAAAACAATCACAGTCCCATCCAACATCCCAAGTTCTACCTGTTTTAGCGGAGAGAATGACTTAGGCTTGGTTTTATCGTATTTAACACCACGATGGTCACTTGCATGAAGTGCCATGTTGTAAGTTTTTTCAATCCATCTTCTACGCAAATGAACTGCCCTATTTGCAATGCCAAGATGATCAGCTATTTTTTGAGCAGATTGAAGTTGACCCCATAGTTGGATGAACTCGGTATCAGTACACGTTTCGTTAGAACTGCCCATTGAAATCCTTAGAGAGTAATTTTTCTAGCAAATTGACCACCCTATGCTCTTGAGCTTCAATCTCATCCTGAGATGATTTAGGGTCTTGGGCCACTGTCATAAGGTCATGCAAAAAGACATGAAGCAATTCATGCAGGGCTGTTTGGTCTAAAGATTCTGGGGTGATCTTTTCAGCACCAAAGTCACCCAAACGATATGTGGCCAGTCTGGCCCCCTCATTGAATTCCACTGAAGCCATGGCATTCTTTGCCGGCTTCAAACCCTTCTCGATACGCCAGTCGCCAAGATTGAGCAGTTGCTGCCACTTCCGCACACTTTGTGCAAAAAGCGCTGAGTCTTCTGGTGTAGGAATATTTGACATATCAACACCTTATATGACTTTTATGTCAATTTAATTTAAGAGCAAGCACTCAGCTTTTCTGCGCTTCAATAAACCAGGTAAAACTTTACCCCCACCCTTGGTCCAGAGCATGAGCTGCTCTTGAGCGCCTTCCCAGTCTTGGGCATTGATTTTTCGCTTTAAGGTGGATGTCTGGAGTCTGCCAACCCCGAGGTTGTAGCAGAAGTCCACAATTGCATTGCACTTACGCTCGTCTGTCAGAAGTATGGGACAGTTTCTGAGAACGCCTTGTAGGTAGGTATGCTCTAGTTCGTGCATTAGTAAGGCACTAGCAGTAGGCTCGTCAGTAGGGCTATCTTGAAGCGTTACCTTACGCCCATCAGCGTAGTAGGTCGAGCCATAGCCAATGGTGGCCACATTGGCTGGGCAGAGATAGGGTTTACTTCTAAACCCTTCAAACTGCTTGCAGAGTGCTGCGGCCAGTTCTAAGTTCATAACCCGCGCTTGGCCAATGTGCGATCAAGAAACCAGAAGTTGATTGTCCCAGCCAGTAATGCCGAGAAGTCTGGAGTCATCATTGTCTTGAACACTTCAATGGCTGGCGCGCCACCAAGCCATGCGTTATACGCAAACCAGACATGAATGAAGCTCCACACAAACAAAACCCAGTATGTGACCACGGGCCTGACTGATGCGGATAAAGATGCGGCCCATCCACCAGCTGCTTTGACCATCTCGGCCTGCTGCTGAATGGCGCTGTTAAAAGCATCCATGACACCCACATCAATGGCAGCCTCTCTTTGTGCGCCTATTTCTGCGAGTTTCATTTGCCCACGCATTTGCTCCAGTTCGCACTGGCGAGAGAAAAGTGCCAATTCGTGTTGGCGCTCATTAGCTTTATCGAAATATTTGAGGACCTCTGGGGCCATGCGGAAAATACCGCCAAAGATGGAGCCTAAAAGGCCACCAGAAAGAATATCAAACATCGCATTCCTTACATTTGTTTTTGGTTGACATTTTGACCCCTGCCAAGACTCCGACAGACGCACCGAGGATAGTCATTAAAGCGGGACTGAGCATCTTAAATATTTCTGCATTTTCAACTTCTTTTGACCACAGACCGACAAGCAATGCACCGACCATGGCCAACAAGCAAAGGCACAAAGTTATTGCTACCATAATGGTCACAATAAACGTAAGTTTTTCTTTCATGTCAATCATGCAAATCCTTATGCGTACAAGTCTAGTTTGCGGTTAGTGAATATCTCCATGCGGAGTCGCTCTTGAACTACTTTTTTAGTGTAAATCTCAAACTCTAAGTCTTGTAACTGAGTCTGTTTTTGCTTTGCTAACTCATTTGCCTTATTCATTTCATGTTGCTTCTCTAGCTTGACTTGAGCAAGATCGTGCCTGTCTGGATACCCAGAAGGCTGAACAGTAGGAAATAATTTGATTGTGTCGATCATTTCTTCTCCCTCTCAAGTGCCTCTTTATATCCAAGAACCACCAATCCCCTTAACTGATGCGAATCAGCATTTCCCGCCCACTCACTCAAGTTATTCCAGATTACTTTAAAGTCGGAACTTTTGCATAAGTATTGATGTCTTGTAAGCCAATCAGCCATCTGTTTGTATCTCTCAGTCGGGTCATGTACGCCCCAAGCAATAGAGTAAAACTCACGCACACTACATAGGTCTTTGCCTGTGGATTGAAGTGAGAGGGTTAAAACAAGTGCTATTAGCCATCTCACGACATAGCCCAGATGATGATGTAAAAACACCAGACGACAGTAATGCAAAAAAGGGCTGCGCTTGTAACAGCGAAAGCCCAATCTTTCATTTTTTAATCCAAGTCTGCCAGACAGCACCAGCCGCCATGATTAGACCCGCCACCCACAGAATAGGCTTGGCAGCAGAAGCAATCCACCCCAAGACTTTAAAAGCACTCTGCAAGGCATCAAAAGCCTCTACAAGCCCTTTGGTGTTCTTGTCTATGCTATCTACCTTGGCTTCAACTTCAATCAGCCTGTCGTAGATTTGCTTATGGGTGACTTCGTTTTCCATAACTCACTCCGTTGGTGCGTCTTTAGGTAACTGAGTTTCTGCTTGCTCTTTAATCTTCAAAATTAAAGGCCATACACCAGACTTGCTTGGCAATTCACCAAGGGTCTGCAATACAAAGTTAATCTCGTTAACGTCTAACTCTAATTTCATGCTTGACCCCAAGGTGTGCCAGTAGCAGTAACAGGGTTCTTCTGCAAAGCAATGTTAGCTGCCAGAGCATCTTCTGTGGCTTGCTTATCAACACCATTAGCCCACACCCAACCAAGGACTGTTTCTTGTGTCAGGTCTGCATAGGGAATCGTTGGTGTGCCATCAGCCCATGAGCAAGTTGAATAGATAGAGGCTGTGTAGTCTCCATCTACTGCTGTGGCTCTCCAATGTGCAGTCGTTACAAAGCCGTTTGAGGTTTCACGCTCAAGAGTTGAGATTGTCCAGTTTGTAGAAATAGTCATTTTGATTTCCTTTTAAAGATTAGCGGCAGAAAGACGCTGACGTAGTGATTGAATTTCAGCCCACATTACAGGGATAAGTGCAGAGGCATCCATTTGCTGATAAACAGGATTCCCATCTTTATCTACTGCATCTTTTTCACCAGTATGAGCATAATTGGGTGTTTCGTGAGCAAGGAACATTGGGCGTTCTTGCGTTGCATCTTTCATCTTACCCATGTAAACAGGCACAGAATCAATCAATGCACCGCTATTAGTTACAGGGCCACTAATGTCTTTTGCTCTGTAATCAGAAGTTGTGTTGAAAGAAGTTAAGCCAGCGGCTCGGTTGTAAGTGATTCCCCCTCGCTGTGTTCCACCAGTTTCAGTTAAAAAGCTAAGAAAGTTGTTATCACCACTGGTTGCACTGTTCCAAAATGCGCCAGCAAAATTTGCTGAACTATTAGTGGCTTTGGCACTGATACCAGAATTACCCACAAAACCAGCTATCTCATCCCCTGAAACAACAGCAGTTGTTGTATTTACCAACAGTCGACCGCTAGAGTCTATTCTGGCTCGTTCTGTGGCATTAGTGTTAAATCGCAGATAGCCGTTGGCATCATTTGCCAAGGTCATGTCTGTCCCGTCATGGAAGGTATACCCTTTGGCCGTGCCACCAACTTGCAACGCATAAACAGCACTGGTAGACCCGCCAACAGTGATGTTTCCACGGCTACCAGCAGTAAATGATGGTGATGTTGTACCGACAGACAAATTCCCACTTGCATCCAGAGTCATCGCCTGAGTTTCGGTGATAGCGTTTCCTGCTGTGCCTGATGCGGTTGAAACAGTCCAAACGTGTTGACCTGATGTTTGGTAATATCGGTTTGCGTATCCAGTACCAATAAACTTATAAGCACCATCATAGAAAACATTGTTGCCCATCTGCATTGACGCAGATGTAGCCATCAAAGCACCTTGAGCATTTATTTGTAATGCTTTAAAAACACTACTATTCCAAGCACTCGGAGTAACTCCCAAGCCTAGATTGCCTGCGGAATTAAGGCGTAAATTCTCTTGAAATGTTCCAGCATTTCTATTGACTACTACAAAATCTGCTGACCCCGAAGCGGCAGTCTGTACACCATAGAGATTTACAATGCCACCACTTCCCGAACCTTGCGCACCAAGCCTAATACTAGCAAATGTTCCATCTGTAGTGCTTGAATTAAAAAGATTGAGATTGTTAGCATTATCTGCCGCAGAGTAAGTTGTATTACTTGAAACAACAACATCAAGTTTTCGGGATGGCGAACTTGTACCAATACCCAACCCTGTTGAGGTAAATCGAGCTATCTCACTTGTATCAATTACATATTGAAGGCTTGAGCCTTGCGTTATCAATGGATAAAAAGCACTTTCAGCCGCATTTAATGCCGCAATCTTTGCCGCACCACCATCTTGAGGAAGAAAGCGGATGTTACTGGTTGCCGCTTTAAACTTAACGCCAACTGTATTGTCTGCAACTGTTGTTGATAAAAGACTGCCATCCCAAGTCAGCGCAGACCCAGTAGCCAATGCACTAGAACTAGATGCGTAAACCACACCGCCTGATGTGAATGATGTTAAGTTTGTACCGCCATTGGCAGTTGGTAGTGTTCCTGTCACTCCAGTTGTCAAGGGTAGGCCAGTTAGATTCGTTGCTACTCCAGATGTAGGTGTACCCAATAAAGGTGTCACCAATGTCGGAGAAGTTGCAAAGACCAAAGCACCAGAGCCTGTCTCACCCGTAACTGCTGCCGCCAAGTTTGCACTGCTTGGTGTTCCCAAGAATGTGGCAACACCAGTCCCAAAACTTGAAATGCCTGTGCCGCCCTTTGCGACCTTTAGCACTGGGCCTGCATCAAACAATGCGTCAATGGTGTCCAGATCGGTATTGATCTTTGTTCCCCATGTGTCTGTGGATGCACCAACCTCTGGTTTGGTCAGCAATAAATTTGTGGTGGTTGAATCTGCCATATTTACCCCTATGCGGCTATTTGCCAAGTTTCGCTATTATCCGCAATTGCAGTCCAAGTTTCACTGCTGTCAGCAATTGCATTCCATGTTTCTGATGTGTCTGTGATCGGTGTCCAGGTCTCTGAGTTGTCAGAGATCGCATTCCATGTTTCTGCCGTGTCCGACTCAGGGACCCATTTTAGATTGCCAGCTATCGTCATGGATGACTGGCAAGTGAAATTGATGGCAGCGCTTTGTCGTCTGGTCGCGTTAATGCTCACACTAGATGTGGCCGCCATCAGCACCGAGCCGCGCAAGACCACCTTGGTGGCCACAGTCATGGTGGCAAAGTCTTGGATCAGAATCTGAATCAGTGGGACCCTGACAGCCGCCACAGACATGGTGCTTGTATCGACTGAGGCAAATGCCCCAATGGCCACTCGCCTGGCTGCAAAGCTGGCGCTAGATGTGGCCGCAAAGGTCGATGCACCTATGGCATAGCGCTTTGCGCTGACCGACATGGAGCTGGCGCTTGTGGCCGTGGCCGCGCCAATGGCAATGCGTTGTGCAGCAGCTGTCGCAGTGCTAGACGCTGAAACCGCGAATGATGCCGTCTTGACGACATTGGCCGATACTGTCTCTGTGCTAGAAGCTGAAACAGAAAACGCACCTATACAGATGCGTCTTGCGTCAAATGCAGCCGTGCTGGTGGCTGCAAGGGTAACTGCCCCAAGGCTTACGCCATAGGAATAATTCCCTTGTCCATACGGGCCAAGACCATAGGCTGCCATGTCATGTCAATGTGACATCAAGGTCGCCAGCTGGAATGCGCAGCACATCGCCATCATTGATGGTGCGAGCTGTAGTGAGCGCTGCCCAGGCCAATAGATTGCCACTGGTGCTTGCATCAAAGATGCCGGCCCAGCCAATTGATCCCCAGTTTCCACCAGAGGCAGCTGCAAACTCGATGGCCGCTGCGTTTGTTGCGTTTGTGGGGCTTGTGCCGGAGACAGTGATCGTGCCAGTCACCACCCGCGCATAGGCATTGCCAGACACCTCAGTGCCGCCACCAGTGTCACTGGGTGCAGCCGTGAATAGGCCAACATACCAAGCCGTTGGGCGTGTGGCAGAGCCTGTGGTCAGCAAGTAGGTTAATACTAGGTTTTCGGTGTAGTCGGTAAAAGATGACATATCAGTCCTTATCCAAAAGTCTTTGCACGGGTCAGCAATGCACCACCAGAAGATGCACTTCGATCATCGGCAGTTTGTGAATCATTCAAGGCGCGCTCATAGAGTGTTGCCCATGTCTGGATTCTCGCATCATCTTGCAAGTATGGTGCAGCCTGGAGCAATGCACCATACAGATAAATGTCGGGGTTTGATGTCAAAAGCCAGTTGGTCGTGTTGCTAGTTGATAACTTTGACAACTTCGCGTAATAAGTTAGCTCGGTGGTGTAGTTACTGTCTGGTGTTGGAACCAATCTAAACTGGCCACCAACAACACCAAAAAATTTTGGTCTGCCACTGGCGGTGAATTTAGTCATCTCATTGTCTAAGGCATCAATGCTTAAAAACGTCAATGGAGTCTGGGGATTGGTACTGGTGAGCTTCAGAGATTTGGTTTCCAAAAAGTCAGCAGGCACAGCGCCATACTGCGCATCAAAATACGCATTGGCCCTGACAATCATCTGCCTGGTGCGCAGTGTTCTCTCGATTTGTGCCTCGGCCAGAGAGATAAAGTCAGGGATGACAGTGGTCAGGTCTGACCGATTAAGCCAATCGCCAATGGATGTCTTTAATTCTGCGTATGTAGTCAGTGCCATTATTGGGCCTCTTTTTCCATCTCTTCTTTCACAATCCAAGTGTGTTCATGGCGAAATTCAAACGTGCCAATGTGGCCAATTTCTTTTGAAACGTCATGGTCGATGTAGACCTTGTAACCTAGCTCTTGAGCTTTCTTACAAAAGAACACATCCTCACCCATGTAGCCCCTGGTGGTCTGCCACGGCATATCAAACCATGGCTCGCTCATGCCCTCAAACACCTCGCGCTTGATCAGCATTATGCCAGTGCCAATGCTTCCCACCTCTTCTAATCCAGTGGATTCTGGCATGGTGTAGACCGCCTGGCGCTTGCCATTCTCGTCATAGTTCTGGGCCGTTGGGCCAGTGGGCATTCTTCTCCTGGCACAGTTGGCAGCCACAATCTCTTTGTCGTGCTTTAAGAGCCGCTGGACCATGTCCTGTGGAAAGGTCATGTCCGAGTCAATGAAAAGGATATGGGTGCAGCCTTCTTTCATGGCATCCAAGCAAAGATCAGCTCTTTGGTTTTGGATGATTGTGCCTTGCATCAATTTCAGACTGATAGCGTCTTCAGTGTTGAGTGTGTGATAAGCCACCATATTCACCATGCAATAGGTGTAGTTGGTGTGGACCTGATCACGGGCCGGTGTGCAGACTGCAATGTAATTCATACTTTCCCAGGTCTAGTTCTAAAAAATTGGTTGTCAGAATCGTTGAGCCATTTTTTCATGTACTCCTGGTCATCGATCTTGCCCTCGGCCTTCATCTTGTAATAAAGGGATTCGGGGATGGATGCCACCAAGTGCCACTCACCATTCCAGCTAGCCTTCTCGTCTGTGGCGTTATAGAGCGCCTTATTGGCCTCTACCACCGCAGTCACATCTTGCTGGGTCTCAATGGTCACATCACCGGTCTCAGCATTCTCATGCCAGTAGCGGGTAATGCCTTGGTCTTTGTTTTCGCTAAATAGTCTTTTGTGAATCATGTTGAAAAAAGGGCCAAGTTTCCCTGGCCCTTTCAGTTTACCTTCCGATTAGGAAGTAATCAGGTCTGCTGCCAAACCATGGGCATTTTCAGCCAACACTTTGTGACCCCATTCCACGATCAGCATACGCTTTTCAGCGTCACCAGTCTTGGCCAATTCGACTTGCTGGTAAGGGCGCAGCACTGTCATCTTGGCGTAGTCAGGGTCGATCACCCATGCATCGCGCTCACGCTGGAAGCGGTTGGCGATAACTTGGACATTACCAAAGTCAGAAACATAAATGTCAACTGCACCGACCAATGTGGCAGGCTTTGCTCCTCCATCAATGTTGAAACGGCTTGAGGCAATACCAGAGAAACCTGACACGCGCTGCTTGTTAACAGGACCGCACATCAAAATCTTAGGTGTACCACCTTGTGTCCACACTTTTTGAATCACATTCTTGAGAATGGTTTCAGTGAATGTGCGCACTGTGCCATCTGTACGGGCGCTGTTTGGCAGCGTTGTATAAGATGGATCAGCACCAGTGGAGCCTTTGTCGGTGTTTGTTTTCACAAACGCGCCCAAAGAGGCAGTCACACGGGCAGTTGTCGAATCACCAGCAACAGCAACACCGCCATTCAACATCACGAATTCTTGGTCGCGACGTAATTCCGCGCCACGCTTCGCAATTTGGTAGGCCAGTTCACTGCGACGACCTGCCTTGTTGACCACTTCTTCAGTGGCTGACAAGATGATTGTCTTGCGTGAAATCTGTGCGTAGTTTTGCAAACGTACAGTAGCAGTCACAGAGTCAAATGATGCAACATCATCACCCTCTAACTGGGCATTGGCAGCAGCTGCGGCCAATGTATCGGTCTGATATTCAAACAATGCGTTGGACACGTTTTCACGGCCAATGTTTGACATATAAGGCGTTTCTTCGGGTGCAATATTTGTGATGATATTGCTCAAGTCTTCGCGGATGCCCTTGGCCGAATAGGTCAAGAACGTGTTACTTACGATAGCCATAATTTCCTCATTTCAATAAATGTTCAATTGCAGAAGCCGCATCATCGATGCGACCAGTTTTTGCAAGACGCTGCTTTGCTCGCACACTCTCAGTTGTTGTCGAAACCCGACCAGCTGCACCAGGCTTGGCTGTTCGTGGGCCATTGTTCACCACAGGCTTAATGCCTTGGCGTTTACTTACCATCTGGTCAAACAGTGCTGCTTTACGCAGCAGTAAAACCAGTCGGTGGTCGTAAACGCTCTTCAAGTCTTCATCGGTAAAGCCTGCTGCCTTCGCAGACTCAATCACCAGCGCCTTTTCGGCCTTTGCCTTCTTGGGGTCTTTCCAATCAGGTAAAGCTGCCAAGAGAGCTTCTTGCTGGCTTGCAAGTTGGGCTTCCATGGCGCGCTGCTGCTCATACTGGGACACTTGAGATAATCGTTGCTGCTCGGACTGAATAGCACCAAGTTTCTCTTGTCTCTCCCGCATGACTTCCTTTTGCCTCACCCACTCAATTGGGTCTTCGTGATACAGACGTTCCAAATCGATTTGAGGCTCTGAAGACTGAAGTTGGGCTTGCAATGCTCCCAACAATTGAGCATATTGCTCACGTTCGGCTCGGACTGCTTGCGTTTCTTGCTCGGCCTGCTTTCGCACTTCGGCAATCTGCTGCGTTTTCCGAGTGTAGTCCTGAGTCCTGGAGTAGCCCTTCTGTAGTTCGTCTAGCGTGACAGAAACTTCCTTGCCGTCAACTTTGACAGTGAAAGTCTGTGGCTGTTCGCCCTCTTCAGTCTCTTCCTCTTCCCCTGACTGTTCCTCTAATGACTCTTCGTCTGACGCGTCTTCCACATCAGAGTCATTGTCATCAGAAGCCGCTGTCTCAGAATCCTCATCGGATTCCTCGACTGGCTGCGTCTCATCAATTTCTGCTTGTCCCTGTTCGGGGGCTAACATTGCTGAGATAGCACTGGCCGCATCGGCCATATTCATTGATTGTATTTCTGCCATAGTATTCTTAAATTAGATTTCTCTGTGATTTGTCAATAGCATTCTGTGCAATTTTTCCGTTGTCCATTACTTTGGTCAACTCTTGTCTTAGGCCATCAATGGCCTGCAACATGCACCATGCCGCTTCACGCTTCGCAGACTCTTCGGGTTTAGATGACTTAAATGCCCAAAGTTGGTCGCCTTCTAATTTTGCAATTGCATTATTGAGGGTTTCATCCTCAAGTAGCTGCTTGGCCTTTCGGCCTTTGTTTACCTGGTCTTCGTTTGTACTCACTGAGCCATTCCTTGAAAGGTTGATGGGGGCATCATTTCAGGCACTGGTGGCTGCGGCTGGGACACAAACTGTGCCGCCTGCTGCTGGGCCAACAATGCCTGCTGACGCATTGCTTCACGATCAATATTCTGCGCAGCGTCAATTTCCGCTGTGCTGATCTGTGATTTGTACTTTAACTCAATTTCATACTTTTTGAGATACAAATCTTGAGCCATTTTGTCGCGGGTCAGATCGTCATCCATGATCATCTGCTGGCGCTTTAGCTCAAGCTCGGCTGCTTTCTTCTGGATATCTGCCTTGATCGACTCGGCCTGCACCTGGGCCAGCACCTCTTCGGGGCTTGGCTTTTGTTGTGGCGCGGGTGGCACATAGTCGGCAGGGATATTCTGGAAAAAGCTCGTTGAGTCTTTGAAGCCAGATAACTCTACGATTTTGCGTAGGGTATTACTAAACTGCTGGGGCGTGACCAAGGGATTGGTCGGGCCAAGTTGCTGCAAGATTTGCTCTTGCTTGGACATGATCATCATCAGCGCTTGCAGTTTCTCGTTGGTGTCGCCATTGCCCAAAGCAATGTTGATGTTGGCATCCATGGACACATCCCAGAACCTTGGATCGATCTGTACCCACTCATTGCGCATACGCACCATTCGGGCTTTGTCCTGGTGCGTTGTGGCCAAGAACAAAATTCCTTTGAATAGCTTTTTCATGCCTTCAGCCAAAATTCGAGCTGTCAGCTCAATGCGGCCTTGACTAGCGTTAATCGTCGCATTTACTGCGGCCTTTGTGCTTGACTGCAATGCGTCAGCGTTCAGTCCCATGGCCGCCTTGCTCATGCCGGTGCGATCTTCTTTGATCTGGTCCATGTATTCCATCATTGGAAACGCGGCCTGACCCACAAATGGAGTCGTCAAAGGCTGAACCATGCCAGGCGCTCGCATTCTGATAATCGCGCCCGTCTCGTTGTTCAAGACATCATCGATGTTGACTTGGCCTTCGACCACCGCTGTGCGCGGGTGAATGCTCTGGGCCAGACTGTCCAGTGTGTTGCGGAGTATTTCCGACTTGATCTCTTGCAAATCGCGGGTGATGTCAAAAATCGACATCGCCTCAAGTGGGCTTGTGTGTGGCTCTGGGTCGCAGGGAAAGTCAGCAAAGGGAATGTAGCTTGCTGGCAGATTACGCACCACCTTATAGCCACCACCCATGCAGCAGACCTTGCGCAGCTCTGCAATGCCGTCACCATCAAAGTCAACGCGGGAATAAGCCTCGATGTACAGCACTCTGCGCATCATGGGATTGGCCGCGTCATTTGTGCCAAATGTCGTGGACAGTGGCTGGCGCGCTAAATACTCGTCATTGCTGTCCAAGTCAGTCGATGACATATTCTCTTCAATCTCATCCTGGTCATAACCCATGGCCAACAAATCAGCCATGGTGGCCATTTGCCGGTGGGCAATGATGGTGGAGTCGTCAAAAGACCTAGCGCGCCTGTCAAGTAATAGCTCTTCGGGTGGCACGGCCATGATCCTGATCCGGCCATCCTTTGTGATGCGCTTAATTTGCACATCATGGACCATAGCGGGTGGCGCCATAACTGGCTGGCCAGTCATCGGGTCAATGGTAGATATCTGCATTTCGTCAATGGCAGGGTCAGGATAAGAGACCACGATCTTGACTTCTGCACCAGGCTCTTGCATCAGCATTTCTAGCGTCTGGTCATCTAGGCCCGTGTACTCTTCGATTCGGACCTTCTCTTCGTCTTCCCACCAGAATTTGGCAATGCCGCATTTCCTGACCAATGCATCTTTGAAAATGGCATAACTGGTCAGAAACCCGTTGTTGTCGTTCTGGAATACATAGTTGGCATAGTCAGTCGCCTGCTGGGCCATCTTCACATCTTCTGGGCCACGGGGTGCAAACTCGACCACATTCTCAGAACTAAAGAAAACGCGCATCAGGCTTGGCAGCATGGCCGAGACAGTGTCGCGCACTTCCATGGCCACCACCTTGCTGTTGCCTTCGACCTCATTGCCGAATAAATCACCGCGATAGTATTCAGTCCCCTTGGCGCGTGTGGGTGACAGATCACTGTCAACATAGCTCACCGCATCGGTCAGGTCCTGCGTGATGATGGCTTGCAGTTCCATCTCATCCATTGGCTCAGTGGCTGCAATGTCGGTATTGATGGCGCTGGTGATGTCTTGCTCGTTCATGGGGAATCCTTTTGTATGGCTCAAATCAATTCTAATTGTGAACGAACAAGATATGCGGTAGTTTTACCACCAAAATATTTTGGTCATCTAACAAGATATCTTCAAAATAGCTTGCATCTCCAGCATAGCCTTTGTCTCGAAATCCAACCCTTTTAGCTCTGTCTGTCTTCACAATTGCAGCGCTTATATCAATTGAATTGCGCCTATAACTTGTTTCAAAGTAAGAATAAGGGGGCAAATCTCTACCGCCAGGCCGGTTGTGGGAATGCACCATGTCAAACAAAATAACATCAGGCTGCCCAGTGGCCACGTTCAAAATCTCTACCGCCCTGGGGATAAAGTAATTATCCGCATTGGTCAGCAGCAAATAATCGCCCGTGGCCTGCTCAATCCCAATCTGCCTCAAAGAATGCCCGTAGTCGTTGAATCTAGACTCTGTGCAAAAATACTTGATTTTCTCTGGCATCTGTTTGGCCAGTGGCCGCATTGCCTGCTCAAACTCAGTGCTTGGCCCATCGTGAATGACTGTAAGTCGCCAGTTGTCTGCGCTCTGATTTATCCAAGACTGGACAAACACCCGCATTTCATTGGTGCGCTCATAGGCCACCGCGAATACATCAATCAAACCATGCCTTCGCATATTCTGGTCGATTCTCTTTGAGCCATGGCATTGCATCCTCATGTAGTTTTTGGAATTCCATGCCAATGGTATTGCTGCCAATGTGGTGGACATAACTGGCTGACACAAAATGTGCATAGCCTTTTTTTATCAAATCCATACAATGCACATCATCTGAGTACCAATTCAGAGGGGGAAACTTTTCCTCCGAAAAAGCATCACTTGATATCCATGCAAATATTGGGCTGACCACTTGGCTCATTCTGATGTAGTTTTCAGACGGGAATTTATAGCCACTGAGCTTCTCACCCTCTTTGCTAATTCGCACATTCTGGATAGGCCGTGCCGCATCGCACCTTGCCGCCACCCAGCCAGGCTTGACACTGTTCATGCTTTTCACGATCTGAACATCTTCCATCAGCACCTTCACACTGGTAGGTGTCAGCACTACATCATCATTGGCCACAATGCATGAAGACCAGTCTTTCATGGCCGCCTCAATGATCTCGTTGTAATCCTCGCCAAAGTTCCTTGGCTGGCCAAAGATTTTGAAGTCAGCATCAAAATGCTCGATGACAGACTCAGGGCCGCGCAGATAGACCGGACACTCTGGTGCGTATTGCCTGATACTTTCCAGCAATACGGCCAGACCATGGCCCTTGACAGTGGCAATGACAATTGGACAAATCATTTTTTGGCCTTGTTTCTTGCAGATATTGCAGCCGCCTTGGCTTTGGCATCGGCTTTGGAGCTTGCACCCCATGCCTTCAATGACA